GAGCTAAACTGTAGCTGACCTGCCAGGTGTAGGAACAGTATCGGGGTCGCTCTAACGGGCGGCTCCAGCCTCATTCAACAAGCTCGCTTCGGCGGGCTTTTTTATTTTCCACAATGCCTATCAACATCGAAGAAGCTCTACAGCGCATAGAGGCAGGAGAAAGCCAGCGCGAGATTGCTGCAAGCTTCGGCGTTGCTGTAAGCACGCTTAATGAACATCTGAACAAGCCAGAGAACGCAGAACGTTCCGCGCGCGCGCGTTCTATCAGTGCTGAATCGTGGCTGGATCGTGGTTTGGCTTACGTTTTGGACGATAACACTGACCCGGCTCGCGCACGCATCGTGGCTCAGGAATGCGCCCGCCGCGCGGCTATCCGCAACCCTGCGTATCGCGAGAGCAGTAAGACCGAACTCACTGGCGCAAACGGTGGGCCGGTGGCATTCCAGGCTGTCGAGCGCCTGATTGTGGATAGTAAAGCTACATAAGTGAGCAAAAAGGCGGGCTTTTATCTGCTTTTCGCAGAAAAGGCTATGTAGTTTTGCAACATACGCTGCAAATCCCAACGGCTAGGGTATTCCAGCCGCTCTTGCATCCAAGTCGATACAAAGCAGCGCACGGCGGTCGCGGTTCCGGGAAGTCTCATTTCTTCGCTGGACTCGCTGTTGAAGAGGGAATAGCGATACCTGGCTATCGGATGCTGTGCGTCCGTGAGAGCCAAAAGTCCATCGCTGAATCAGCCAAACGGCTGGTTGAAGACACGATTCAGAAATACAACGCTGGCGACTATTTCGAGGTGCTGGACAAGCTGATCCGAACTAGAAGCGGTGGCCTGTACACGTTCACCGGCATGAAAGACCACACGGCAGAGTCCGTGAAGTCAATGGAAGGCTACCGGCGTGCGTGGGTTGAAGAAGCGCAAAGCCTAAGCGCCAAATCGTTGCAGCTGTTGCGGCCAACGATGCGCAGCGATTCGGAGCTGTGGTTTAGCTGGAATCCACGGTTCAAGCGTGACCCTGTAGACGAGTTCTTCAGGGCGCATCGAATACCAGACGCAATTGTGGTGCAGGCGAACTGGCGCGATAACCCGTGGTTTCCTGCCGAACTGGAAGCAGAGCGAACGCTAGACAAAGCCAACTTCCCCGATGAATACGACCACGTATGGGAAGGCGCCTACGTGAAGGTTTACAAGGGCGCCTACTTTGCCAGCTTGTTGCTGGACGCGCAGAAGCAGGGCCGCATCGGTCGCGTTGCTGCTGACCCGCTCATGCAGATTCGCTGCTATTGGGACATCGGCGGAACCGGAGCTAAAGCGGACGCAACGGCGATATGGGCTGTTCAGTTCGTAGGGCACGAAATCCGCGTGCTGAACTACTACGAAGCGCAAGGTCAGCCGATGGCAGAACACGTCCACTGGCTGAGAGAACAAAGCTACAAGCGAGCTTTGCAAGTACTGCCGCATGACGGCGGACAACACGAAAAAATTGAACGACGCACCTACGAATCCGCGCTGAAAGACAGCGGTTTCGCCGTCAAGGTGCTGCAAAACATTGGCGAGGGCGCCGCGATGATCCGTGTAAATGCGGTTCGTCGTCTGCTGCCTTCGATGTGGTTCAACAAGGACACAACAGAGGGCGGACGCGATGCGTTAGCCGCCTATCACGAAAAACGCGATGAAGAAAGGAACATAGGGTTGGGGCCAAATCATGACTGGTCTAGCCACGGCGCAGATGCGTTCGGGTTAATGGCTCTTGACTATGTACCGGGCGGAGAAAAACGCGCCGTTGAGGCCCGCTCCGCCCGCGCTGCTTCCGCAGGCTCTTGGATGGGCGCATGATTAAAGACGACGGCGAGAGCATCGTAGACGAAGCGCGCGAGTTCTTTGCTCGCGCCCGCGATGCAGACGCTAAGAATCGTCTTGAAGCAATCGACGACCTGAAGTTTGTTCACGGCGAACAGTGGCCCGAAGCGATCAAGAGTGAACGCGAACGCGACAGACGGCCAACGCTCACGATCAACAAACTTCCCCAGTTCTGCAAACAGGTCATTAATGACATCCGTCAGAACCGCCCACAGATCAAAGTGCGTGCTGTTGACGACGTTGCCGACATCAAGACAGCCGATGTCTACAACGGCCTAATCCGCAACATTGAAGCCAACTCTGGCGCGGACATGGCTTACGACACCGCATCAGAGTATGCGGTTAAAGCGGGCATCGGCTTCTTCCGCATCACAACCGCTTACACCGATGACGATATGTTCGATCAGGACATCGTTATCAAGCCAATTCGTAACCCGTTCACGGTCTATCTAGACCCGACATCGGTGCTTCCTGACTACTCAGACCAGAAGCGCTGCATCATTACGGAGCGGATGCCTAAAGACAAGTTCGAGGCGCAGTATCCAAACGCCCTCAGCGAATGGGAAGAAGAGTCCACCGGCGAATCGGGTGATTCCTGGTGTGACGATGAAACCGTTCGTGTCGCTGAATTCTGGTGCGTTGAAGAAGAACCGGTCACGCTTTGCCTGCTCAGTGACGGGTCAACCGTCAGTTTGAAGAAGGGCGAGAAGTACAGGGCTTTTGAAAAGCAACTAGCGGAAAAGGGCATGCAATGCCTGAAAACTCGCGAAGTAAAGCAGCGCTCGGTGACGCAATACATCGTTACCGGCAAAGAGCTGCTGGAAACGAACAAATGGGCTGGTAAGTACATCCCAATTTTCCCGGTCGTCGGCGAAGAGTATTACGTTGAAGGCGAGCGCAAGCGCAAGAGCCTGATTCGGGATGCCAAAGACGCGCAGCGCATGTACAACTACTGGCGTTCTGCCAGCACGGAGCAGGTCGCGCTAGCGCCTAAATCATCGTACATCGCTGCTGATGATGCAATTGCCGGGTATGAGGCGGAGTGGTCTAACGCCAACGTTAAGAATCAGGCGTATCTGCGCTACAAGTCGGGCACAGAACGGCCAACACGGGATCCGATGCCGGAGCCTTCGCAGGCGATGATTGCGGAGATTACTGGGGCTGACCAAGACCTGTATTCGACAACGGGCATTTACCCTGCCAACCTCGGGCAGAAAGGCCCGGAGACATCAGGCAGGGCAATTCTCGCGCGTCAGAAAGAAGGCGATGTATCGACCTTCCATTTTCAGGACAACTTGACCCGTGCGATCCGCTTTGCTGGTCGTGTTCTGGTTGACCTGATCCCGCGTATCTACGACACCGCGCGTGTTATTCGTGTGCTGAATTTTGACGGCACCTCGCGCATGGTGCAGATCAACCAAGAATACCTTGATCCTGCGAGCGGAAGCATTCTCAAGCACGACTTGGCTGCGGGCAAATACGACGTGCAGGTTGATGTCGGGCCGTCATACACCACACAGCGACAAGAGGCAGCGGAATCGATGATGGAGGCCGCTCAAATGAACCCGCAATTGATGCAAATTGCTGGCGACATTCTCGTTAAGTCGATGGACTGGCCGCACGCTGAAGAAATCGCCGACCGAATCAAGCAAGCACAGCAGCAGGCGCAGCAGGGCGGACAAGAACCGCCAGAGATTCAAGCCGTGAAGATGCAGCAGCAGATAGAGGGCATGAAAGCCCAATCTGCACAACAACTGCAACAGCAGAAACTGCACTCTGAGTTCCAGCTTAAACAGATGGAGCTACAACAGGAGCAGCAGCTTGAAGAAATGCGCCTGAATTTCGAGGCGCAAAAAGCGGGAATCGAGTACCGCATTGACCTTGCCAAGAATCAGGCAAAGATCAATTTCGAGCGTGAAAAGCACAGCAGCAAGCTGGCAGCAGATCAAGCCGTGGCATTCATGCAAGGGCAGGCAGGTCAAGTTATTGACGGATATAGCCAGCTTGACGGCGAAACGCCTCCGTTGTCGGTTGATCGCGTGGTGTCCACATCCATAGCCCCAATCGCAGAAAGCGTATCGGCAAGTGTTCAGCAGACACAACAACTACTGCAAACGGTCGCTCAACTGGTGCAAGCAATCCCGGCGCAAATTGACGCCATCGTGAACGTGCCAAAAACGATCATTTACGACAAACAAGGCCGCGTTATCGGCGCCCAACCCAATAGGACGGTTCAGTAGTGGCATCGTCGATTGACGCGACCAAGCCGACAGCAGGAGCGGCGCTAACGGCGGACGTTCGCAACAACTTCTCCGCTGCAAAGACCGAAATTGAGGCATTGCAGGCCGCTGTCGCAAGCGCGCTCGTCGCCAAAACTGGCGACACCCTGACCGGCGCCCTCAACTGGTCCGCCACGCAAACCATCGCCAGCGCTGCCACCACAAACATCGGCGCCGCCACGTCAAACAGCGTCATCGTCAGCGGCACCACGACGATCACCGCGCTGGGCACCATCGCTGCGGGTGCGGAACGTGTTGTGCAATTCAGCGGCGCCCTCACGCTCACGCACAACGCCACATCGCTGATCCTGCCGGGTGGCGCCAACATCAACACCGCAGCAGGTGACGTTGCCAGATTTGTCAGCCTCGGCGCCGGTAACTGGCGCTGCACCGGCTATCAAAAAGCCAACGGCCAGGCAGTAGTGGCGGCGCGCGGAACTGGTAGCGAGTTGCAGTTTCGCAATGCGGGAGCATTCGGCGCCGTCACCGGCTCAAGCGTGTCTGGTGGTGCCGTGACATTAGGGGATCGACTCACCATCGGCGCAACGCAGCGCGCCAACGTTGACATTGACCCAGTGGTGCTCAATATTCGCGATACCACGGCGAACACGAATCGG